TCGCGAAAGACGTCGGCTTCACGCTTCCCAGTGTGGCACTCCAGACTGGTGACGTGCAGGCGATGGGCACCATGAGCGTCCCGCTGGTGGGACTGCTCGACGACATGGAACTGGCGATCACTAAGATCGGCATCGACCTCGGCCTGAGCAAGCTCAGCCGACTGGAAAAGCAGAACATCGAGTTCCGCTGGGTGCAGAACGTCGTCAAGTCTGACGGCTCCAGCTCCGTCGAAGGCTGCAAGGCCTTCGTCCGCTGCATGCCGAAGGCTCTGCCCGGCATCGGCGTGGAAATCGGCAGCGCTGCCGAGAACGAGCTCACCTATGGCGTGAGCCGTTTGCAGATCTATTGCGCCGGCACCGAATACCTGCTCGTGGATCGCTTGAGCCAGAAGCTCCGCATCGACGGCAAGGACTACATGGACGGCATCACCAAGCTGCTGTAATACCAAAAAACAGCCCCGGGGATCTCCCGGGGCTGAAACTTTAAGGAGGCAACGTTATCATGAACGGACAAATCAACCTGAAGAACGCCATCGAAATCAATGGCAATAAGGTCAAGACTCTGACCTATGACACCGACGCGATCACTGCTGCGCAGTTCGCTGAGGCAGATGCGAGAAAAATGAGAGCGAGTGGCGCCAAAGGCGGCAACCTCTCCGGAGCGGTCGAGCTCGACTACTCCTTCCACCTCTTCCTCGGCTTCGCTGCCATCGTAGCAGTGAACCCCGAGATCGACTTCAGCGATCTGGAGCGCATCAAAGGCTACGACGTCATGGAGGTCATGAAGGTGGGCCGAAATTTTATTATGAAACAGGGCGCGGACTCACCCGCAGACGACTCAGTCGAGCAATCCGAGACTACGCCCGAGCCTTCCACACCTCAGTCTCAGAACTCGAAAAAAGACCAGTAACGGCCTTTTTGATGGAGTACGCGGAAGCAGCTGAAGATCTGGCGGAGGAACAGAAACGCCGCCAGAAAAACATGCCGCGACCACGTGCTCCGCATCGTAAACGGAGGTGAGGAAAATGGCAAAAGGCAAAGCGCTTCAGGCAATAGTCGAGATCGCTGGCTCCATTTCTCCAACCCTCGGAAAATCTATCGAGGAAGCGACCGGAAAGCTGGGAGGCCTAAACCTCAAAGCCCTCGCTGTCGGCGCAGCTGTCGGCGGCATCGCAGTGGCTACGACGAAGGCGGTCATCGAGGCGGGCGAGTATCTCGTCGACCTCGGCAGCCAGTTCGACGAAGCGACTGACTCGATCCGCATCGGAACGGGTGCAACCGGCGACGCGCTGGACGCCCTGATGGCGGACTTTGATGCGGTCTACTCCAGCGTCCCGACCACCATGGAGGACGCGAGCAAAGCGATCGCAGACTACAACACGAGGCTCGGGCTCACCGGCCCAGAGCTTCAGAACATCTCCACGCAAGCCATCCAAGTGGCGGACATGCTCGGCGATGACCTCGGCACAGTGATCGAGGAGTCGTCTCAGGCGTTCCAAGCGTGGAACATGGACGCCGCAGCCATGGGCGACGCGATGGACTACGTGTTCAAAGCAAGCCAGAGCACCGGCGTCGGCTTCTCTGATCTCATGAGCAGCGTTCAGACGTTCGCTCCTCAGCTTCAGGAGCTCGGCTACGGCTTCGAGGAGTCCGTGGCCCTCATAGGCCAGATGGACAAGGCCGGCGTCAACGCCGAAGAAGTCCTCGCGGCCATGAAAAAGAGCGTCAGCTCGCTGGCCAAGGAAGGCCTCAGCGCCGCCGAAGGCATGGAGCTCTACACTGAAAAGATCAAGAACGCCAAAGACATGACGGAAGCGACCAACATCGCCGCGGAGATCTTCGGAACCCGTGGAGCTTCCACCATGGCGGCAGCCATCAGAGACGGCACTGTCGACGTGGCCGGTCTGACCGCAGAGCTGGAGAAGAACAGCGAAACGATCAGCGGGTGCGCGACTGACACCTACGACTTCGCTGAGCAGCTCCAGCTGTTCAAACAGCAGGCCGAGGTGGCCCTGAAGCCTCTGGCGGCGACGCTCTTCAACTCGTTGAACGAGCTCATGCCGATCGTGGCCGATATTATGCAGGACTTGATCCCGATAATTCAGGAAATGGTGACACAAATCAAGCCTATCATCGAGCAGCTGATCCCGGCAATTTTGCCACTGCTTCAGGAGCTCGTCCCGGTAGTGCTGGAAATAGCCGGCGCGCTCTTGAACGAGCTGCTCCCGGCCGTGATCGACATCATCTCCTCGATCATACCGGTGCTCATTGAACTGCTTCAGCTGATCGCCCCGATCCTCTCGGAGTTCATCAGCGCCATCCTCCCGGTCATCGTCAGCCTGATCCAGAAGCTCCTGCCGATCGTTTTGAAAATCGTGCAGGCGGTGCTCCCGGTGCTTCAGAAGCTCCTGAACACGATCTTGCCGCTCCTGACGGACATGATCGAGCAGATCCTCCCGGTCGTCCTCGACCTGATCGACTCGCTCTTGCCTCTGGTCTCGGCGATCATAGACTCGGTGCTCCCGGTCATTATTCAGCTTTTGAACATCCTGCTCCCGATTTTGACGGATCTTCTGTCGGCCATCCTGCCGGTCATCATTCAGCTCATAAACTCGCTGCTCCCGGTGGTCACTCAGATCATCGACGCGGTGCTGCCGATTTTGATCGAGGTGCTCAACATCCTGACGCCTATCCTCGACCTGATCATCCAGCTCCTCGGCCCGATCCTCGAGCTGTTCATGATGCTGCTCCAGCCGATACTTGACCTCATAATCATGGCCATCGGCCCGCTGATCGAGATCTTCGGCTCGCTTATCACCGGCATCCTTGAACCTATCCAGCCGATCCTGACGTTCCTCGCCAGCCTCTTCAGTGAGGTGCTCGGCGGAGCGATCCAGAGCATCCAGCCCATCATCGACGCGCTGATGCAGGTGTTCGGCGGGCTGATCGACTTCATCTCCGGCGTGTTCTCAGGCAACTGGGAGCAGGCATGGAACGGCGTCGTCAATATGTTCAAGGGCATATTCAACCTGATCCCGTCTCTGGTCGAGTCCGTTATCAACGGCGCCATCGACCTGATCAACGGCATCCTGAAGGGCATCAACTCCGTGTCTCAGTACGTGGGCCTCGAGATCGGCCTCATTCCTCACGTGTCTCTGCCTCGCTTCGCAGCTGGCGGCTTCACGGAAGGCATCAGTATTGCCGGCGAAGCTGGCACCGAGGCGATCATCTCGTTCGACCCTGCATACCGAGAGCAGAACATCGGGTACTGGCTGCAAGCCGGTGAGATGCTCGGACTCGGCACGACCGAGGAAACTGCAACAAGCGCCGCCGGCAAGCTGTTGACGCTGGACGACTTCTCGCTCAGTGAAATGGCAGGCGGTCAGACTATTATCTACTACGACTTCAGCGGCTTCACGTGGTCGCCGACCTTCGGCGGCGTCAGTGAGGAGGACGAGGATCTCATGGCCGAACTCAAAGACCACGAGGCCGAGTTCTTCGACTGGCTCGAGGAGTGGCTGCGCATCAGAGAGGAGGGACGGTATTGTCGCGCGTAATCTCATATCTGGAATACCGGACGCAAGCCGGTGACACCTTCGACTCGCTGGCATTGACCATGTACAACGAGGAGAAGATGGCCAAGCACATCATCGACTTCAACCCGGACTACGCGGACGTGATCGTGTTCGACGCGAACGTGCCGCTCCGCCTTCCTATCGTGGAGGACGTCGAAACGCCGGCGACGCTTCCGCCGTGGAGGTCTACCTCTTGAAGCTAATCATCAACGGCGTCGACATCTTCGACAAGGTCTCCGTCCGGTACTGCGTGCACGAAATGTTCGCAGCTGACCGGGCGGACATCTTGACTGTCCGCTTCAACGACCCCGCAAGCGTGTGGAATAAGTGGAACCCGGCACCGGGCAGCGTCATCTCCTTCGAGAACGGCGCAGCAAAGACCGGCAAGCTGTTCATCCACTCCACACGCCCGGAGAACGGAGCGTACACAGTCAGAGCCATGTCGATCCCGACATCAGGCAGAAACAAGACCAGCAAATCGTGGGCCGGCGTCCACTTTTTGCAAATAGCGAACGAGATCGCCGGGAAGCACGGCCTCGAGTTCCAGAACTACGGCTGCACCGACCAGCTCTACAAGTACATCGCGCAGGAGAACGAGACAGACTTCGCGTTCTTCTGGCGCCTCTGCATGCTCGAAGGGTACCAGATGATCGTCTTTGACGGCAAGCTGATCGCCTACAATGAGCAGTACATCGAAGGGCAGACACCGGCGGCCACTCTGGAGATCGGGGACGACGGCGTTTTTGCGTATGAGGACAGAAGCGACGAGGCATACGGCTCGGCCACTGTGGCGAGCGGCAACTTCTCCGGCACCTTCAAGGCACCGGGAAGCAAGAGCTCGAAGATCCTGAAGCCGGAGACGGCCATCAAGGTCACAAGCAACGCCGAGGCGACGCGCTTCGCTCGCGGGCTCCTGCGAGCTGCGAACAAAGGCCTCACGAGCGGCACTTTCCGCCGCGAACTGATGCCCGGCTACGCGGCCGCCAGCCTGATCAGACTCAAGACGTCGAAGGCTGAAGCGTGGAACGGCAAGATCTTCGTCACCGCGGTCAGACATGACCACGTTCGCAACAAATCAACCATATTTTTCAGGAAACCACTGGAGGGATATTGATGGCAGGATATATCGAAAAAGGCAAGATCACGAGCATCGACGGGAACACCGCGCGCGTCGTACCCTGCAACGAGTCCGGCCTCGTCTCCGCTCAGGTGGTCATCCCGTGGCACATGCGCGGAAGCGCCGGCAACATATCGAAGGGCACGGAAGTGATCTACGCCGTGTTCGCCGATCAGACCGGCGTGCTGCTCATGCGCGCAGACGGAAACTGGGGCAGCTCGCTCCCGTCTCTCTCTGTCAGCGGGAACGTCAGCGCGGGAACTGTGTCAGCTGCAAGCGTCACCGCCTCCGGAGCGATCCAAGGCGGCAGCGTGAAGGCTGGCGGCAAGGATCTCGCGTCTCACACGCACTCCGTCTCAGAGGGAGCGACGGAAACCGGCGCCCCGAAATAATAGGAGGTGATCAGCGTGGCCATCATGGCAAAATGGCGCGACATGACATTCGAGGTGTCCACCAACAAGGTCAACGCCGTCGAGGGCCTGAGCTTCTCATACGCTCAGATCGCCGACAACAACAGCGACGCGGAGGGCACCCCGCAAACCAACGAGAGGGGCACCGAGCTGTTCCCTCTGTCTTTTTCGACTACGCTGCACTCAGCAGCGGGCATTGACGTCCGCAAGGAGATCGCCAAGTGGGAGAGCCTCGTCACAAAGACCGGCATCTTCTACCTGCAAGGCAAGGCCCTCGGCCCGACTGTGCAGCTCAGGAAGGTCTCAGTCAGCAGCGTGACGCTCGACGACTTCGGCAGGATGCGACTCGCGAAGCTGAAGTTCGACTTCAAGGAGTACGACCGCGCGACGACGTCCGTGATCGACACCTCGGCGCTCAACGTGGGCGCGCAGACGGCGTCAAAGTCGGAAAAGAAACCAACCAACACGCAGGCCGCGTCGGCCACCAAGCAGACCATCAAGGTCGGCGCCATGGTAAAACCGACCGGCAACAAATACTACACCGGCCAAACGATCCCGAACTGGGTGAAGCAGCGCAGCCACAAGGTCAGCCAGATCTCCGGCGAGAAAACGCTGCTCGGCTACCCGGACGGCATCTGCAGCTGGGTATATACCAACGAGCTGACGCTCGTATAAGGAGGTGCAACCATGAAATCAAGCGGAAACGGAACGCCCGAACAGTGTGCCGTCAACCTTCTCCTGATCACTCGCGGCGAGGTGCCGTATGATCGAGTCAAGGGCAGAGACGCGACTCTCGTGGACGCACCGACCACCATCTCAGCCGAGCAGGCTGAAGCTGATGCCGAGTGGCTCCTGAGCACCTACGAGCCCCGCATGAAGGTCGAGAAGATCGACCTCTCGGCAGCTCTGGCAAGTGCCGGAGAGTTCGGCATCAATGCCAACATATCGGCAAGGAAGGAGGAAACACAGTGAGTGAACTCGATTTTATAGGAACCAACAGCGCCGAGATCTATGACACGATCATCACGGAGCTCGAGAACGGAGTGGCGGAACCGCTATACCCCGGAGACGAGCGCAGGATCTTCGGCGAGGCTATGGTGCCTCTGTTTGTGGCGTTATACAGCAGCGTCAACGACGCCTGCCGCCAGAAGATGCTCCGCTATGCACGCGGCGAAGTTCTCGACGCTATCGGCGAGAATAGAGGCCTCGAGCGTATTGAAGCGCAGAAGGCGACCACAACGCTCCGCTTCAGTCTGAACGAAGCGATCAACACAAACATCACCATCCCGGCCGGCACCCGCGTGACCAGCGACTTCGAGCGCTATTTTGCGACCGACGTCACGACCGTGCTCGCGGCCGGCGCCACCTACGTCGACGTGAAGGCAACCGCGGCAGAGGGCGGCGTTGATTATAACAGCATCCCGGTCGACGCGATCAACATCATGGTCGACCTGCTGGCGTACATCGACGCAGTCGCAAACGTAACGGCCACGGCCGGAGGCAACGACATCGAAGGCGACGACGCCTTCAGGGAACGTATCAGAGCAGCGACCAACAAGATCACGACAGCGGGCCCCGCTGCTTCGTATCGCTACTGGGCTATGCAGGCGGACGCAGCTGTCGCGGACGCGATCATCGAGTCTCCGACTCCCTGCGAGGTAGTGATCACGCCGATCCTATACGGCGGAGCGATCCCGACGCAGGAGATCCTCAACAAAGTGCTCGCCGCGTGCAGTGCGCCAAATGTGAGGCCGCTGACCGACCACGTGAGCGTGGCGGCTCCGGCTACTGTCGATTACGACATCGAGCTGGTCTACTACACAACGGCAGCAAACGAGGCGAAGTGCGTCGCAGCCATCGAAGGCAGCAACGGCGCCATCGCTCAATACGTCTACTGGCAGGGCTCCGCTCTGAACAGAGACATCAACCCGGACTACTTGAGGAAGCTGATCCTCGCGCCCGAGGGAGAGGGCGATCTCGTAGGAGCCGACAGAGTCGTGATAACGAAGCCCGAATACACCGAGCTCGACAGCACGACTGTCGCGAAGTTCTCCGGCAAACTGAAAGTCTCGCACGTAATCAAGGAGGGATAACGCCATGGGTATGAAGCTATCAAACGCGGACATCCTTCAGCTCCTCCCGGTGTTCATGAGAGACGACGAAGCGGTCAGGGCGTTCGCCAAAGCGGTGAACGCTCTGATCACTGCTCCCGGCGACGAGGTCAAGCGCCTCAGAGAGTGGGATCAGATCGACAAAATGACCAGCGCAGAGCTGGACGAGATGGCATGGGAGATGTCGCTGGAGTGGTACGACCCCAGCGTCGACATCGAAAACAAGCGGGCGACCATCAAGGCCGCCACACTTCTGAAGGAGAAAGCGGGAACGAAGTGGGCCGTCACCGAGGCAGTCAAGGCCGTCTACGGCGTCGAGCCCGTGATCTCCGAGTGGTTCGACTATGAAGGCGAGCCCGGACACTTCCGGGCCAAGATCGAAGCGAACCGCGGCTTCGACTTCAGCAAGATCCTGAAGGCCATCAACTACGTCAAGAGGGCAAGCGCCCACCTCGACGAGATCGAGATGACAACCGACGAGACGCTGGAGCTGTTCATCGGCTTCTCCACTGTGGTCGTCAAGGAGTACGAGACAGCCATGACAAAGGACGACTTCATCGCCTTCGAGTGGCTGGCTGATGAAGTCGGCGACTCCCTCACCGACGAGATCGGCAATATTCTCACAGAATGACGAAAGGAGAAAGCACAATGTTTTTCCCGAAATTATCACTAACCGATGCCGGGCGCGCCCTGATCATCAAGGCGCTGTCCGGTGAGACTCTGACCTTCACCAAGCTGGCCATCGGTACCGGCGAGGATCCCGGAGAGGTCGGAGATCTGACCGATCTCGTGAGCGGCGTCGTCGACATGCAGATCACGAGCATCGAAAAAGGTGACGGCGTCGTCAAGCTCGAGGGCAGCTTCGACAACAGTGCCCTGAACGCCGGCATCTACGCGAGGGAGCTGGGCGTCTTTGCAGAGGATCCTGACATCGGCGAGATCCTCTACGCATACGCAAACGCCGGAGAGTTCCCCGCATACATCCCGACCGACAGCTCCAACTCCTTCGAGCGCATCACTCTGAGAGTGCTCGTAGCTGTGGGAGACGCTGAGAACATCGAGGCGGTGATCGGTGAGTTCGCCGGCTATGCCACCAAGGAAGAGCTCGGCGCTCACACTCTGGCCACCGACAACCCGCACGGCGTCACAGCTGAGCAGGTGGGCCTCGGCAACGTGCAGAACGTCGCGCCCGAAAATCTGGCGCCGGAGTTCGGCACCAGTGCGAAGCTGACCAACATCATCAGCGGCGACACCTTCGCAGTGATCTGCGGCAAGGTGAAGAGAGCGATCGGCGACCTGATCACACACCTGAGCGCGTCCAACCCTCACAAAATCACGGCGGCCACCATCGGCGCCGGCAAGATCGTGACGGGCACGTACTCCGGCTCCGGCAAGTACGGCAGCGGCAACAAGAACACGCTCACGTTCGCATCTCAGCCGAAGCTGCTGATCGTCATGCCTATCTCAAACAACAGCCACGCAGACTATGGCGGCTTCGTAGCGCTGCGCGGCGTCACTATTTTGAGAGCGGGCGGCCTCTCCGACGACGTCAGCAACTCAGAGAGCCAGCTGCATCTGACGTGGGGCACCACAGTCTCGTGGTACAACTCGTCAAACACTTATTTTCAACAGAACGCGAGCGGGTGGAACTACGCCTACCTCGCGATCTTGTAAGGAGGTTATCACATGGCACTGAAAAAAATCACCGAATTGCAAACAGCTGAGCAGGTCGAGCTCGCTGCGGCTCATGTGGTCGCCACCCAGCCCGCCGTGCCTGAAGGTGCAGAGGAGCCGATCGAGTCAGCTCGCCGCGTTCCGATCGCGGTGCTGGCCGAGGCGATCTCCCAGATCCTCAGACTCGGCGAGAACTTCCTCAGCATGAACCGCCTGACGGAAATGTACCCGGACATGGTCAAGAACGTGGCGCAGGATCCTGAAGGCATCCGCATCACCTTCTGGGACGAGACTGAGGAAGTCATCCCCGTGGCAGCCAGCGGCGGCCTCGCCTTCGATGGCGGCTACGTTGACGACAACGGGTACCTGCACTTGACTCAGGAAGGCCTCGACATCGACGGCTTCGATCCCTTCTTCGTGGGAAGCGGTGGCGGCGGCGCGACAACCGGCTCAAAGCTGACGTTCGCGATGACCTCGTCCACGAGCTTCTCCGTCGCAGAGACGGCCGGCACAGCGCCCCTGACCTTCAACTTCCTCTCCTTCGACGCTGCGTCTGACGTCGTGACCGGCAACGGCACGCTGAAGATCTACGTCAACGGAACGCTGAAGCGCAGCCTGACCATCCAGCAGGGCCCGAACGAGATCGACGTGTTCGAGTACCTGAACACCGGCGCGAACACTGTCAAGCTGGTGCTGACTGACAGCTACGGCGCGACCGCGACCCGTACCTGCAACATCACCCGCGAGTCTTTGACGCTGTCGTGGAACCTCGAGGAGACCATGAAGAACAGCGGCGCGCTGACCATCAACCTGACGCCAACCGGCACGGGCTCCAAGAAGGTCATCGTCAAGGTGGACGGCAGCACCTACTCCGAGGACACTGTCACAACCTCCGGCCGTAGACTGACGAAAAACATCGCCAACCTGCCGCACGGCAGCCATCTGATCGAGGCGTACTGCACCCTCGACATCGAAGGCACAACGCTGACCAGCGACGTGCTGACCGCGGCGATCGCTCAGATCGAGGAAGGCATCACCCTCCCGGTCATCGCCAGCAGCTTCACGGCCGAGACTGCGATGCAGTTCACCAACATCAACATCACGCACCGCGTCATCGACCCGGTGAACAACCCCGCCGAGGTCGAGTACATCGTCAACGGCGAGACCTACGACACCGACACGATCGACCAGAGCGCTCACGTGTGGAGCTATCGCCCGACCGCGGCCGGCGAGCTCACCCTCGAGATCGTCTGCGGCCAGCAGAGATGGAGCCACACCCTCGAAGTCACCGAGTTGGAGTCTCCTGCTGAAGAAGTGACCGAAGGCCTGAAGCTCAAGTTCGAGCCTGCGACCATCGCGTCCCTGAGCAGCTGGGAACACGACGGCGTGACTGTTACACTCTCCGAGAAGTTCGACACTGTCAACGGCGGCCTCAAGACCGACGCAGACGGAGCCCGCGGCCTTCTTGTTATGAAGGGCGACCGCGCTGTTCTGAACTTCAACATGTTCGGCGACGACGCCAGAAAAACCGGCAAAGAGGTCAAAGTGATCTACAAGGTCGAGAACTGCTCAGACTTCAACGCTGTGGCCGTGAGCTGCTTCAGTGGCGGCATCGGCATGCGCCTGAAGGCGAACGCGGCAGAGGTCAAGAGCGAGCAGACCACCCTCGACATGCAGACCTGCGAAGGCATGCGCACCGAGCTCGACATCAACATCGAGCCCGACACTGCGAACCGCGTCATGCTCTTCTGGGAGGACGGATCTCACGCGAAGGCCGTCACCTACGCAGAGCAGGACAACTTCACGCAGGCCGAACCGACCGGCATCACGATCGGCTCCGACGACTGCAACGTCTGGGTCTACCTGATCCGCTGCTACGCTTCGGATCTGTCTGACACTGAGATCAAGGCCAACTACGCCGCAGACGGCAAGGACGGCGCCGAGATCTCCAAGCGTTACGACGAGAGCCAGATCTACGACAGCGCCGGCAACATCGACCCAGAGGCGTGCGCTGAGCTCTGCCCGGACGCCCACGTCATGACGTGGCACGGCCCCGGCATCTCCACCTCCAAGGAGAACAAGATCACCGGCTACCTGACGCACAAGTACGTCGCCGGCGGCCCTGAGCACTCGTGGACGGCCTACAACGCAGTCGACAAGGTGCAGGGCACCAGCTCCGCGGCCTACGTGCTCGCAGCTCTGAACCACGACTTCGAGGCGAAGGAAGGCTTCACACTGGAGGACGGCACAGTCGTGCCCGGCTACGCTATGACAGCGAACAGCATCCCGGTGAGCTACTTCAACTTCAAGGTCAACACGGCCAGCTCGGAGCACATCAACAACATCCTCATGAGCGAGTGGTACCACCGCTTCCAGAGATACAAGAGAGCGGCCCGCGTCGCAGATCCTCGCGTCCGCGACTGCGTAGAAGGCCACATGGCGCTGCTCTTCTACCACAACACCGGCACCGAGCCCGTGCTCGCCGGTTCCGTCACAGTGCAGCCTGACGAGACGATCCTCTACGGCATCGGCAACCTGAACAACTCGAAGAAGAACCTCGAAGTGTTCGGCCAGACTGACGCCTGCGACGACGACACCATCGTCATCGAGGTCGCCAACAACACCGGCGACACCTGCCGCTTCAAGAGCGCAGACCTCAGCACCGAGACATGGGACGGCGAGACGAACTACGAGTTCCGATACCTATCGGCCACAGTTCCGCAGGCCGAAGCTATTGCAAAATGGCAGAGAGTCCTCGACTTCGTCGTGTCGTGTGATCCTGACAAGGCGACCAGCAAACCGCTGAGCGCTCCGGTCACATACGAGGGCACGACGTACAGCCTCGACACGACTGCATACCGCAAGGCGAAGTTCAGAGCCGAGGCCGGCAACTACTTCGTCATGGACTCCGTCATCTTCCACAAGCTCTTCACTCTCGTGTTCTGCCTGCCGGACAACCGCGCGAAGAACACCTTCTGGGGCTACTCGAAGAAGCTCGACAGATGGCACCTTTGCTTCAGCTATGACCACGACACGGCCATGGGTAACGACAACGAGGGCGGCCTGACGCTCCGCTACGGCTACCTCGACACCGACACCATCGGCACCAAGAACGTCTACAACGCGGCCGACAGCGTCGTGTTCAGACTGATCGACGACTCCTTCCCGAATGAGATGCGCGACATGTTCATCGAGCTCGAGAACGAGGGCTGCTGGGACTTCGACGCCTTCGCAGCACTTTGCGACAGCTACCAGAACATGATCTGCCCGGCTATCTGGGCGGAGGACTCGATCCAGAAGTACATCAGCCCGCTGATCTACAAGGGCAGCAGCGCATACCTTCCTATGCTGAACGGCAAGAAGAGACTCCAGCGCGCTCAGTTCCTCAAGTTCCAGCGCCAGTTCATGAGCTCCTACTTCACCGGAAACTACTGCACGAGCAACACCGGCACGATCCGCGGCTACACACCGACAACGTGGGGCGGCATCACTCCCGCCAGCAAGATCACGATCACGCCGTACTGTGACATGTTCGTCGTGGTAAAGGCCGGTAGCATCACGTCCAAGGTCAGAGCCTACGCAGGCGTGCCCGTACAGATCGACCTCGGCGTTCCGTCTATGAACGACACCGAGATCTACCCGTACAACGCCCCGTTCATCCAAGACCTCGGAGATCTGGCTTGCCTCTATCCCGGCTACGTTGACCTCGCTCCGTTCACACGTCTGAAGCGTGCGAGCATCGGCAGCAACGTGGCGGGCTATTCCAACACCAACCTCACGGAAGTGAGCGTGGAGAACTGCGAGGCCCTCGAGTACATGAACGTCGAGAACTGCCCGGCACTGGAGCAGGCGCTCAGCCTCTCGAACAACGTCATGCTGAAGGAACTCTACACGAAGGGCTCCAGCGTCACCGGCGTGACCTTCGCGCCCGGCGCACGTCTGAGAAGGGCCGAGCTCAACGCGATCGTCAGCTTGACGGCGAAGTCTCTGAACTACGTCGAAGCGCTGACTCTGGAGAGCTACGACAACCTGAGCACCATCGTGATCGAGGACAGCCCGGCGATCAACAGCTTGCAGCTGGTGGAGATCTCCGACAACCTCGCCCGCGTCCGCTTGATCGAGGTCGACTGGACGATGACCGACTCCTCGGCCCTCGTAAGGATCACCGAGCTCGGCGGCGTAGACGATGACGGCTACAACACCGCGAAGGCAGTCCTGACCGGTGCCGCGCACGTCGACATGATCTCCGAGACCAGACTGAACGCACTGGCCACGGCCTTCCCGGGCTTGACCATCACCTTCACCGAGACGCTGCCCGAGCACACTGTCCGCTTCTTGAACGAGGACGGCTCGGTCTACGACGAGCAGATCGTCGAGCACGGCAGCGCAGCGAAGGCCCCGGCCGTCAACCCGACCAAGGCCAGCACGATCGACAAGGTGTTCACCTTCAGAGGATGGTCTGGCTCCTACGCCAACATCCTGCAAGACACGACACTGAGCCCGATCTTCACCGATACAGTCCGCACCTACACCGTGACCTTCATGAACGGCAGCAAGGTCGTGCAGAC